ATACTAGTGGCCAAACGAAGAATGAGTTGGGCGAATAAAAATACGCCAGTCAATGCTCCAAAACTCAACAGGACCTTATGATTAATCATAAGGAATATCAACTAAAATGGTATGAGGTCCATATCATGTCGCATCGCGAACACCCCCCGATAAAGGAGGGGGCACGCTTTGAAAAAAGCGATATCGAGGCCCTCACGGTCCGTGCCCGCGCCATACCACTGTGCAACTCCATAAAACTCCCCTTCCTACTTTTAGTAAAAAAGTGGGTATTAAGTTCAGGGGTGGAGTGGACAGTGTCTCGTTTGAAGGGTCTGAACAACGACCTTATTCGCATGAGAGCAGGATTACAACCTGCCTCCGTATGGGTTAAAAAGGATAAGAACGGTCTGCCGAGAGGGGCTTTAAAGCCCCTCTTTAGCCTCGCTCTTGCAGGCAGCGAACGTAACTTCTACCACGTTAGCAGTTTGCTCCGGTGCTATACTCACTACCGGGGTCCGACAAGTAAACCCACAGATAGTCAACTCCAGAAATTTTTCGATGGAGTTGCAGCTCAGCCGATCGACTGCTCTAACAAAGAGTCGCTGGTGGTTGAGGCGGGACGACGTGTAGTCCGGGGGTTTGGGAGTTTTATTGTCCCTCCCCCCCTTCCTTTCGGTTTAGAAATACTTTCGCCCACAAGGAAGGCGCCTGGAGGTCCTAATGGATCTATTCCTGAGACAGATTGTGTAACCGTCTCAATCAGGGAAGTGCTTCGACCGAAAAATCTGAAACTATGCACCACTGTAGCTCCCAACTTAATAGGGTGGCTACTTGGTTCCCTGGACGTTCGCGTACTTGGGCCTAATCCAAATAAGGTCTTCGACACAGGAAAACATGGCTATTACGACACTGTCGGAAACATCGGTTTCATTCAAGAACCGGGGTTTAAGTTAAGAGCTGTGGCCAACCCTAATAGGGTTTTCCAGGCTGCAGTTACACCTCTTTCGAAAGTGTTGTTTTCCGTATTACGGTCTCTACCCTGGGACTGTACATATGATCAGGCTAAGGCGACGCCCTTTGTGCAAGCTGCACTATCAAGAGGTCGCTTTGTACAGTCTGTGGATCTGACATCGGCTACAGATTTTTTCCCTCTGCAGCTTCAAATGGCAGTTTTGCGAGCGATGTTTAATACTGAGACAAGTGATGGAATACTTTCCACCTTCCTCACAAAGGAGTCCCTCAACTTATTCGAGGGTCTTTCTCGTGCTGAATGGAAAATGGGTGATTCAACAACCCGTTGGACCAAGGGGCAACCCCTGGGCCTTATACCATCATTTGCATCGTTTGCTCTGACCCATGGGCTTTTGTTATATGCCCTGAATCACTACAGGCACAATAATCAGTTCTTCGTCCTTGGTGATGATGTTATAATCCTTAACCCTGACCTGGCTAGTAGGTATCTAGCTGCCCTAGATGAGATAGGATGTCCTATTTCTCCTAGTAAGACGTTGTGTTCTTGTCTTCTTGGAGAATTTGC